TACAGAGTTTGCTACAAGCATAAACACCTATACATATATCCTGACCACAACCACAGATGTACAGACCACTGCTACTGAAGCAAAGTTTTCCACACTGACTAATGTTGCTAGTTTTTATGAATATTCCAGCACATCTACTAGTATAAGCACCTATACATATATCCTGACCACAACCACAGATGTGCAGACCACTGCTACTGAAGCAAGATTTTTTACAATTACCAATGTTACCAGTGTCTACGAATATTCTAATACTGCTACCAAATTTACCGGTATTATTGCAGCACCAACCTATGCCTACAGCAGTGGAGAAGATGTTAAAGTAGCAGCTCCTGCTGTGCAGACCTGGTATATCTAAAAATCAGTTCTGCAATTATATTTTTACTAAACAGATACATACATTAATGAAGATAGCTATAATTGATATAATTGGTATACCCTACGACGGTACCACGGTATTTCAGCAGGGACTTGGTGGATCAGAAAGTGCAGTTACACTGATAAGCAAAGAGTTAGCTGAACTTAATTTTGAAGTTACGGTATTTAATAACTGTGATATAGATCACGCTCGTCCTGGGGTCTACGATTCTGTGACCTATAGACCTTTATCTGAACTGGCATTAGATTGGCAGTTTGATATAGTGATCAGCAGTCGAACCGTAATACCATTTTGTCCGCCCGCAGACTATGGAAGATTAGAAGACTCAAGAGTTCGGCCATTTGTAAATATGAACCTCTACGACCGTATATTAGCCCCTGCCGGTCAGCGTATACTATGGATGCATGATACTTTTTGTCTAGGAGATAATCTTATAGAAGAGCTAGCTGTGTCAAATCGTATTACAGATATTTTTGTACTCAGTGACTGGCATTTAACCTATGTAACTAACTGTCATCATGGTCGCCGTAGAAATTTTGAAGTATTAAAACCTAAGATGTTCAACACTAGAAATGGTGCTAGATTGTATCATAAAGAAATTGACATAGCTGCTAAAGATCCTAATCAATTCATTTATAATGCCAGTGTTACTAAAGGTATGATTCCCTTAGTCAAACATATTTGGCCCAGAATCAAACAACAGATTCCTGCGGCTAAACTCACAGTGATAGGTGGTTACTACAGATTTAGCACCGGTAGTAATCCTGACCAGCAGGAATTAGATTGGAGAGCCATGGCTGATGACCCAAGAAACGCAGAATTGGGTATAGAATTCACGGGAGTAATCCCTCAAAAAGAAATTGCAGACAGATTAGTCAAAGCTAGCTACACACTGTATCCTAGTGCTTTTCCTGAAACGTATGGTATTTCTACTTTAGAAAGTTTACTGTATAATACTCCTGTTATCACCTGCAGATTCGGTGCTCTTGAAGAAACCGCATTAGATGGCGCTTGTTATCTATTAGATTATGCCATCGAACCAAACGTGTTATTTCCAGATATCAACTCAAATATTCAAATTGACAATTTTGTAAATATGACAGTGGCTATCTACAACAACAGATATCTACACCAACAGAAACAATACTACTGTAATATTTTAAAAGAATATTCTGGCTGGGATAGTGTAGCTTTACAGTGGACACAACTATTTTACAAACGTAATGATAAGTATTTGCCCGTTGACCAATATAGAAAAATTACAAAAATTAATCGATGGTTACATAAAACCTATGGTCGAAGATACCACAATACTATAGAACTAGAGCCCTATAGGACCAACAGTGAACAGAAGATTAATATTGTAACTCCATTTTATAACTGTGAAAATTACATAGAAAGATGTATAACTAGTATAGCTAGTCAAGACTATGAAAATTATCACTGCTGGTTAATAAATGATGCTAGTACAGATCGCAGTGAGCAAGTGGTAATGAGTGTATTAGAAAAATTACCACAGAAAATCAAAGAAAAATTTACCTACATTTTGAATAAAGAAAATCAAGGTGCTGTGTATAATCAAATTAATTGTATCAAACAGTTACAAGACCACAGTATAGTTATGCTAATAGACGGAGATGACAGTCTAGTAAACGACAATAACGTGTTCAGCTACTACAATTCAATCTACGACGGCAGCACGGAGTTTACCTATGGCAGTAGTTGGAGCATGGTTGATAGTATACCTTTGATTAGCCAGCCTTATCCTCTACAAGTTAGACAAGAACGTGCTTATAGATCACATAAGTTTAATTGGGGTATGCCTTATACACATCTTAGAACCTTTGTCAAATATCTAGTCAATGATTTATCGGATTCTCTATTTCAAGATGTAGACGGAGGATGGTTTGGAGCAGGCGGCGACAATGCGGTATTTTACAACATAATTGAACAGGCTGATCCTAATAAAGTTAAATGCCTACAAGAAGTAGTCTACAATTATAATGATCAAAATCCCTTGAACGATTACAAAGTTAATGCAGAGCAACAGAATCAAACAGCAGAGAGAATATCACGTAGAATATCAGACAGAAAAAAAAAGATATTAATAGCTATACCTACAGCGAAGAATATAGAAGCGGAGACCTACAAGAGCATCTACGATCAGATAATACCACCAGACTGCGAGACCCAGTTTCAATACTTCTTTGGTTATAATATAGATCAAGTACGTAATCTAATCGCTGACTGGGCAGTAAAAGGGTTTGATTATCTTTGGGCAGTAGATTCAGATATGGCATTTGCTCCTGACACGCTGTCGAGATTATTAGCACATAACAAAGATGTAGTTAGTGCGGTCTATCGTCAACGTAAGTCTCAACAGATAATTGAAATATATGAAGCCACAGATAACGGTGGTTGTACAAATATGTCATACTGGAAAATTGCAGGTAAAGGTCTTGTTGAAGTTGAAGGCTGCGGATTTGGCTGTGTGCTAATAAAAAGTTCTGTGTTGAAAGAAATAGGATATCCCCAATTTAAATATCACAGTGCCCTAGATCATAGATATACTATCAGCGAGGACATAGATTTCTGTAGAAAGGCCAAGGCTAAAAAATTTAAGATTTGGGCAGATTCTTCATTGTTATGTCGTCATATAGGTAATACAGAATACAACATAGAACAAGAAGCTGCACCAGAAATTGTAATTCCTAAAATTACACCTATTGAAGATAGACTGAGAGAGCTAGGTAGTCAGAGACTTATACCTAAGCAACATGTTGATTTTATCTCCAATTTAAACATACAGCCTAGAGTAGTCTATGACATCGGAGCATGTGTACTACATTGGACCAACGAAGCCAAACGTATATGGCCGGGTGCAGATTATGTGGTCTTTGAAGCTATGCCAGAAACTGAATTTCTCTACAAAGAACAACAGTTAAAATATCATATCGGTGTACTCAGCAATGAGACTGGTAAACTAGTAGAGTTCTATCAAAATACCTATCATCCAGGCGGCAATAGTTATTACAGAGAAAATCCAGAAGTAAATCCAGAAGCCTTAAATTGCTTCAACGACAGTCATAAACGTGTATACACCACTGTGACTCTAGATGCAGTAGTAAATCTCAAACAGTTACCGAAACCCGACTTAATCAAAATGGATGTACAAGGTGCAGAACTTGATGTACTAAAAGGTGCAGTTGAGACTTTAAGAAACTGTGACCATGTAATTTTAGAATTACAAACAGTAGAGTACAACAAAGGCGCTCCTTTATCTCAGTCAGTAATTGAGTATATGCAAGACTTGGGATTCACAGTACAGGGCCCATTCAGTTTAAATGGGCCAGACGGCGATTATTATTTTTCTAGGCAATAAAAAAGCACCCCGAAGGGTGCTTTCTAATACTAACTAGAATTTTGGGCTACGCCATATTATATTATTTTTTATTAGTAGTATTACCAGCAGCTTGATTTACGAAACCGTACATCTTTTCTGCTGTCTCTAGAACTTTGTCAAGTCCTGGAAATTCTGGCATTTTAACTGTGCTGACAATTTGTCCAGTCTTTTCATCACGCTGTGCAGTCATTTCCCAACCTGCAAATTTAGATTGGAAGTCGTCTTGTACTAGGCTTTTAGCCATGCCAAGAATGTCAGTGCGGATTTCATAGCCGTTCTTGTTGAATTTTACTTCTGGTAGTTTTGGTGTTTCAAATGACATAGTATTCTCCTTGTGTGTATGTCTGTATGCTTACTTCTTGTTCAGCATGTACTATTATATATCTCTTTTAAAAATATAGCAATAGATTCTGGTGATCACAGGCCTCTTGATTGTTCGGAATCGTATTGACGTTGAAGATGCTCTAACTGAGCTGCATTGTCAATATGGTACCTACTAAGGTATTCTTCGAGGCGTGATTGATATGTGGATTGTGTGAACATCTCTGCTAGGCGTTCTGCAAAGCCCGACATCATTGATGATATAGTTTTCATGATTTATCCTCTGTAAGTGTGATGATATATTTATATGGCTCTATACCTATGTAAAATAATATGCTATACTTCTAGTTGTAATCATACTAAATATCAAAAAGGATTTACCAAAGTGAAACGTAATACCCGTAGTCTACTTGAAGAACTAAATGATATTGCTGTCAAAAAAGACACAGAAGCAATTATTGAAAGTAGAGCCGCACACGTTATTGACAGTGCAATTAACCTAATCAGTTCTATCAAAGAGAACTTTGATCCCGAAACAGCCTACGAGCTAGAACGCAGATTGTTAAACTCCATTAAAGCCGCAGATCCTGCTAAATTCACACGCGGCATACGTAAACTACGTGATAGCAAGGACACAGCCCGACACCTTAAGATCATCGAAGGTGATGTCAAAGACGACTGATTTCGGGGCATAACTGGCATTTTTTTCCAAACCTGATAAATAAAAGTACATTCACCGGAGCGGTGATTGCCATTCAGATCAAGGAGAAATAAAATGGCCGGAATAGATAGAATCCACGGAAGCGTAGTAAACCCAGCATCATTTGTCAGCGGTTACTCAATGACATTCCTTAAAATTGCAGTAAGTGGTATTACACTAGCTGCTGACACAACCAATGCTACAACAGGAGCAATTACTGAAGGTAACTTCACTAAAGCTGTTCGCGTTGTTCAAAACGTTGCTAGCATTGCATACCTAGGTACTCGTGCTGATGCTCAATTTGTTGTTGCAGTTGACGGTGCCACAGCACAGCCAACAGGTCTAGCTTACAACAGTGACACAAGCCCAACAGTAGCTGAACGTTTGAAAATTGATTTGGAAGCTGCTCTAGCAGGTTCTACATTCACTATCACAGACATCAGTACATTGGCTGCAGGTGTATTAGCCTAATTCTAAACTTTTAGAATGCAAAAGGGACATTTTTATGTCCCTTTTCTTTTGACTATAAATATCTATAATTAAATAGGTATATAATGCAAACTTTAGAAATTAAAACATTAATTGACATTACCAATACAGGAGTTAAGAGACCTAACCAAGGTACAGTTCAAGAACTGGATCAGTACAAGAATTGGATAACTTTAAATCAATGTATCGAAATGCGGGGAAATATATCCTACGACTCGGAGCCTTACAGTGATGTCGTTGACATTAAGAACTTTGGATTTGGTAAAGAATACAAAGGCGAACAGCGTGTATGGTTTTGGAGATTTACTCCGGACCGTGGAAATGTATTTGATTCTGATGACAACCCCCTAGGTCAATTAATAGCAGATCTTGATC